ATGGTTAGTTAGTAAAGGATTCATTAGTAGAAGAGAAGATTACTACGTTAGAATACAATTTGGTGAAGTTGTTAGAAAAAGAAGAAAGCCTGCTACTGTTCCTAGTGTATTTTATAAAATTACTGATAAAGGAAGAAAATTCTTGGAGTTGATAGCATGAAAAAGAAATTTACAAGGCGTGATAATTTCACCAACTCTCAAGGGGTAATGAAGATGAAGAGTACAGAACATGAGAGATTGAAAAAATTTGCATCTAAAATAACCAAAGTTCCAGAAACTATTAACGTTCCAACTGAGTATTTGAGTTCATTTGGAAGATCTAGTTAATTTAATTTGTTTTGAAGTTCCTCTAAACTATTCTTGAAGGAATTCTCCTTATTAGTTAGGTTGTCAAGATCAGTGGTACAAAACTCTGCCTCCATTGCTGATTCCCTACAGTAAGAGAATGCTACTGCAACAACTTGGTCATTATCCCAGTTTGGATGCTCATCATGTAGAATTTTTATTTTCTTTTCAACACAGGAATCCAAGTCAGCCTCATTTGCACTTTCGATTTTTCCTACTATGATGGCCAAGTCTTCAGAGGAGTATCTGCTGTTTACTGTCTTTTTTACAAATGGAACTATGGTGAGTTGATTAGTGTTATCATCATTAATTGCTGCACTAACTGAGAGAAGTTTCATTGCACACCCTGGACCATCACCAGTGCAGACTGCTGGAATATTGTCAACCTCTTTTCCATATGCAGGATTGCCTACAAGTGCATCTTGTGCAGGAACGAATCTATGCAGAGTAGTTTCTATTCTGCCATCTCCTAGTTCTACCTCATCTCTTGTCTCTTCATCATAAATTACAACAGTCGGACTACCAAACTCTATTTCCTCATCAAGTATCATCTGTTGTGCAACAGGATCTGTAATTTCTGAATACTGATACACCTTATGGAACATCTCATCAATCTCAACTTCTAGAATCTCACCTACTTTGTAATCATCTTGTATTGCAACTGGTGGATGGTCTTTGTCTGGTGTGAGTACAATTGGTTGGCCTATGAATCCTTTGACATCTTGCAGGATTGCATCCCATGTTACTCTCCATCTGTTAGCATTGAACTTGTCACTAATTAGAAATTTTTTAATAAAAAAGCCTTCTTTTCCTTGGAATTTTTTTAGAATCTCCAAGTCTGCTTTACCATCAATCTCTATGGCTCCATGGTAGTGTTGAATCTTATTTTTAATTACATAGGATGCCATTAGCTGGCATTGGGATATCATGACTGTCTCCTACTTGTTGCTGGAATTTTTAAGGATTTCCAATATGTTTTGGCAGCCATGTACACTTTGTATGCTCGTATTGCTTTGAACTCAAACTGTGCTCTGAGTTGTCTTTTCTCTTGTTCTACTGTAATGATATCATAACCACATCTGCAGCGATAGTGTGTATCTCCTCCAAGTTCTGGTGGACCAATTCTAATTAGTTTAGGATCATCTGGTCGAAATACCTTACCCTTATGAGGTCTACAGATAGGACATACTCTTCCATCAGGTTCTGTTCTGTAAATTAACCAAGCAATCTTGGGAGGACTAATTGGATCAACAAATGCTTTTTCAATTTTTTCTTGAGAGTTAGACGATGGTAGAGCCAAAAGTGCCAGGGGTATTAGAGGAATCAGGGTCATGTTTGCATCTTCTATCTCAAACTCTGTGACTCCAATTGGGGTTCTATACACGGATGGTGTAACTCGTACAGTGTACTTGCCACGCTTTAACTCAGCAGTTGAGATTAGTTTGGAGAAGGTTGATGAATTCTTTTCAATGATTGATAGAGGCCAAACTGCAACTCCTTTTGAGTCTAGTATCTCCATGTAGATTCTATCAAATGTCATTGGTTGAAGTGTTGTTTTTTCCACAATGCTTGCCCATATGCTAATCATCTGTCCTTTAGAAATTTTAGTAGGTGATGCTATTACGTTGATTAGTGGTAGAAATTCCTGAGCCATTAGCTACGCTGTGTTATTTTGGCAGTTTCCCCTCCAGGACCTTTAACAGTAAAGGTGTCCTTTGAATTTGGTTTGTTCCCAAATGGTGCTCCACCCATTGGACCTTGCTCTTGTTGTTCCTTTTTGAGTTTGATTGCATCCTGATCAATGTTAGCCATGTAATCCTTGTCTCCAAGTTCTTCTCCAATGTGCTCTGCTTTGTATGGGAATAATTCCATTTCTGATAAGAGTCTCTCAACTTTCTCTGCTCTAGTCTCTAGTTCTGCTTCCTCAAACTCTACTTCAATGTAGAACAACTCTAGCTCTTTTTTACCCTTATAGAGAACTCTAAAGTTTGGCATGTAATGCTGTGATGCAATCTGTCCTCCAATGGATGTACGAAGGTTGGCAATCTGATTATTGATAAATGATACAATTCTTCCAACTAGTGTTGAACGATTTGCATCGCCCTCTCCATAAATTAGACTCTGAGGCATTCCAGTAACACCAATCATTATTTTTACCATTGCTTCCTGCACTGTAACGAGTCCTGCAATATCGGCAGTAATTTTCATCTCCTTAAACTCAAAGTCTTTTACATTTGCATAATCAATTACTGCAATCTCCCCTGCCTTGTAGGAATTAATGATTGTAGTTCTAACTTTCTTTCTTGTTTCCTCATCATAACCAGTACTGTCAAAGATAAATGCCCCCATACCACTGTGAGAACTTCTGATGAACTGTTGATAGTTTTGTGCAAGTATTCGTCTGTACACTCTAACAGGATCAATAGAACGCTGACCCATTGCAAAGCCATAGTAAAAGGAACCAATTAGTGGTGATGCGTAACGATTGACAAGATACAGCATGTCTTGAGATGGAATGAATGCAGGCTGATTGTAAATGTACATGCCACCAAGTTTCCATGTGTACTCATCCAATTCTATCATTCCCATGTCTATTGGATGTACAAGTTTCAATGCGTTTGGAATGTCTTTGTACTCTTTTCCATTAACTGTAACATGTGGCAAGTGATCCCAGTGCTCATACACAAGTGCATCTCTACCAAATGTAAGATGCTGTGTGATTAGTGCTTTGAATTTAATTTGTAATGGCATGTCCATGTATGGGTCAATCTCTTCAGGTCCCATGTCAGAATACCAATCGTCAACTGCTATTAGATCATCAATGATATTTTGATTCTCATCAATTAGTTTTCGTTGTGCTTGTGAGTCTCCATGCTTTTTTGGATTGCGTAATCTTAACACTGGTTTGAGAGTCTTGGGCATTATGAAATCAGTGTAAGCATCAATTACTGTTCCCTGGAATGTATTGACATAACCATCTGCAAGGAGTATATGATCATAGTATTGGAGTGGGTTGTGATAATATCTAGGAAGTAGTGGAATGTTTGAATGTCTGTACTGTTTTAGTAAAGTTTCAAGTCTAGTGTAAGTTTGCTCTCTTTGTTTTTGATACACTTCTGCTGAGAATTCAAATGTGTCTTTGTCTGTTGTAATAAAATCATCGTCCTTTGGTTCTGCTGATATGAGATAATGATTTTTCTCCATTACCTCTGCTGTATAGGGAACTGTTGACATGTTGGGCTGATAGCTCCCATCCTTCAAACTCTCTATCATCTTTTTTCTATTTCCTGATATACCATTAGTATTCAGATTTGGGAAATAATCAAATTCTAATTCCTTTGCCTCACCAAGAGATGTTATGTTAATGTGAGGTTGTTTGGGATCTATCTTCTCTTCTTTAGAAGGACGTTTCTCATTCCTTATCCATGGTTTGTCAGTTGATTTTTTAGTAGTTTTTTTAACAGTTGATTTTTTAGCAACTGACTTTCTTTTAGGTATGGTCTTTTTCTTGGTAGCCAAGCAAGTTCTCTACTTTATTATACATTTAAAGAGTTTTGGTGTGATTTTGTGGCTCATCTTTTAGGAGTTGTTTGAGTTGCCAGGATATGTGAGGATTAGCATACACCAGATTCATTGCAAATTTGGTGATCTTATCTAGTTTGTCTCGGTTATCTAGAATTACTTTCATTACTTTATCATGTACACCATCCCAGTCAGTGCCATCATCAGGCCAGTCTTCAAGATTGAATTCAGTCATTTTGACTCCAGTATTTTTTTGATTTTATCTTGAAATACTTCACCATCATCTGTAAATTTAATATTGTTATAGGCTTCATCTATCTTCTCTAATTTCTTTTCTAGTTTTGAATACATCGGTTTTAGCACTTCATAGTCATCCACTTTTGTTTTCCATTCTTGTATTAATTGACGTGGATTAACACCTAGATTAGATACTATGTCATGATCCTCTAGGATTTGATGTTTGATTGATTTAGCCTCATCTCCCTTCGTATGAATTTCAATACTCAAATCAAATTTTTCTAATAATTCCTCATCATTACTAAAAGTTTCAATATCATCTTCTGTTAGTTTGATTCTATCAGCCATGTAATGCTCCTGCAATTAAGAATGTAAATCCAATTGAATAGCCACCTAGTATAAAAATCCAGATATTTCTATCAGTCATACTAATTTTTCCCATTTCTTTTTAGGAATAGATAATTTGAAAGTCCAGCCATCCTCAAATGTAAAAGATATTGAACTTAATTTATCATTTACAAGATAACTTTTCATCTCTTTAATTGTATCAGCAAATTTTTCATCAAATGATTCAGCCATTATACCAATTCCTCATTAGATTGTGTGTTCAATGCCATCTTGATTTTCTCTTTATCCGTATGTCCTCGGGGTTCTCCAATGACTATTCTGATTCCACAGAAAGTAAAGAAATGTGCATGAGCCCAAAAGTGGTGAAAAGTACAACTCCCATCGCAATAACTATGTCTTAGAATTTTAACTCTCATTGCTATCTTGTCAAAGCCCTGTTATTTATCAGTACCCATTGGGCACTACTTTTAATAAGGGCACATTCCACCACTTATCATGACAATAACACAATGGTTAGAACTAGTCGATAGTAGTTGGTTTGGCTCAAGTTCAGGAATGTCTACTGTTGGATTTTTTAGGGAATAGTTAGAGAAATGACAGAATTACCTCAAAGACTAAAAGATGCACAGGATGAAATTGCAGAATTCCACAAAGCAGATGCACTTCAAAAATTAATTGGTAAATTCTATACTAAACATGAAGGTACAGGCTACCCCACACATTTGAGAAGAATCTATTTAGACGAAAATGAAAAAGTTAGAGTGGATGATTATCATTCACCAAAAGGATGTATGGAATTCCATTTCAAAAGTTACACGATAAATGAAGCAGTTGATTTACAAAATTATGATTTTCGTGATGGCAGTGAACCCAAAGTATGGTATGATTGTTTAGATAGGTTCCTAAATTCTAAACCACTTAACTCTCTAGTGGTAACAAGACAGGGTAAAGTAATTGAAAATCTTAAAACAAGTTTTCGTGAGAGTGAGAAAATAGCATCAAAAATATCAGATGATAGATGTAAACTGGAAAATAAAATTTATGATGTTAAATCTGCATATTCTAATCAATCATGGTCAAAGGTTAGTGATAAAGCACTACTAGAAAATATCAAAAAGATATTGGGAATTGAAAAAAATGAGTAAAGGAGATATTGTTGGATGTTTAGTAGTTGCTGGAATAGTTACAGGAGTAATTGGAATAGTAGCTGGAATTGTTTATGGAGTAGTTACTGTTGCAAAGTGGGCATGGGGTGGTTAGATGAATGTAATAATCTGCACTAGATGCCACACATTAATGGGTTACACTGATGACTTGGATCCAGATAGATGTATGACTTTCTCATGTCCTAACTGTGTTGATATTAAGGAGAAAAAATAATCATGGCTGAAGGACAATATCAATTTATTATTACACCAAGAGTAGAAGATTGTCAGGAACTACCAAACCCAAAACATAGATCACATAGTATAGTTTTTTATATTGAGTTAATATTTGCTGGTTATCATTTTCATGACAGGGTTCCAGATATTGAACTAGCATTTCAAATGAAAACTGACATGGAAAAGAGATTCAAAACACTCAGGGATGCTGAAGAATGAATAATCAAACTATTCAAGTAGAAAAAATTGATGGTGGGTTATCACTTGGAATGCTTGATCTACATTGGAAGTTAGAAGAATTGATTGATGAAGAGATTCAACATTACACTGTTACAAATCCTCTGATGCCAGTAGAGCATGGAGCAGTAATGGATAATATCCACATGGACTTTGTGAATCATCTCCTGGGGTTCATCATGCCATTTACAGGTTCAGAACAGGTTTGTTGGGAGTGTGGAGGGCAACGCGTATTAGAGTTAAAGTATGACATTAGATGTGGTTGTATGACTTGGAAAGATTGGTGTTACTGTCCAACACATCATAGGAAGGGAGATTAATTATGCCTGAAAATAAACTAACTCAAAAAGCAAAGGCACTCCTCTATGATAACTGGCTAAAGTACACTAATAGTAGAGGTTGGTCTGATATATTGAAAAAAACCACTTGAAATTAAAAAAGTAATTGACAAGCTAAAGTTAGAGAAGAACTTTGTCAAGGAACTCAATAAGGGATTACAGCAAGCATGTGATGTACTTCGATCAAAAAATAAGAGACTGAACTACAGTAGTAATTACAAAGACCAACTCTGCTGGCAATGGTCCAAGAATTCCCTCAGTTATATTGTCTATACATAAAATTAAATAATTAATTTCTATTGATAGTCCAGAACTGAATCTCTTTTGTTAGAACAGAGTC